ATGCCATGATGTTTTCGCTTGCAGGGTCCATTGGTTGCATTGGCGCTGGCGGAGGTAGTAATGTATTTATATCTTTCACACCCAGTGCTTCGTACATATGTCTATATGCTTCGTAAACATTGTGTATGTTTGGATTTGACATGGCCATTTGTAATTCTGTTTGTGCCAAACTGATTCTTTGTGTCTGTGAAAATATGTTTGGATCAGCGACTGGTATGATATCGATGCGTTGATCAAAGTCAGATGCAAATATTTCTCTCTGTCCACCAACCACATCATACGGATATGTCTTTGGTAAGAAGGTTGCAAAGTTTTCAGCCAGCAACATAAACTCACATTTCATCGCTTGGTATAATCTTTTGTGTATTGCAGACATAACCCGCGATCCACGCTCCAAGAGCGCAACTGTTGTGCCCACTGCTGCACTTTGATTACCATCCCCGACCTGCATGTCAGCTATGCTAGCAAAACGCTGCCCTGCTTGTACAACCACGCCCATCAGTTGAAGGAGCGTGCCTGATGGTTCTTTAAATGGCAACGGCATAAATGCATCACGCAAGTTTCCACCAGGAGCATCAACATCACGGAACTCTCCCGGCTGCAACGGTTGAGCTTCGTCTCTAACTCTGATGCCTCTTTGTTTGAATCCGGCCGGTAAGTTTGACAAGGTGCCTGCATCGAGGAGCTGTCGTAGTGCTGCAGTTGCAGTTCTAGACAATCCTCCGATCATGTGGATGAGGCCGAACCCATAGAAGCCAAGTCCTGGTAGGAACTTAAAGTGTACGAAATATTCTTTTTTCTTTTTCAGTGGATCTTGTGCGCCGTAGTTTCTACGAATAGAAAGCACGTTCCCCGTTTCGTCGTGCACGGTTACAATGTATGGTAATTTAATTCCTGTTTCTTCACCTGACTGTATGTTTCTGTCTTCAAAACCTTCCAGGTCTAACTCAACGTGGCACTCGAGCAGTGTGTGCATTTCTGCAGATACACTTCGTGACACGCCTTCAATTTTATCTTTTTTATCTTTGACATCACTTGTTTCATAGGTTGGTTCACCAATGTCAGTGTCTTTGTAAAAGCCAGATATTTGTTGCTTGCGCAAATCGTTGCCTGACATTTTAATTACATGGATGATAGCCTCTGCGTCTTCTAGTGACGTTGCGCTGTATGGCACAACCAAATCTTCCGCTGGCACAAACTTAGAAACACTTCGACCCAACACGGAATCAAAATAAACTTTTTTAAATGTAGAACCGGCAAGTGGTAAATTAAACAACATCTGATCAAACTCTGGTTCGTATTCTTTCATGTTGATCATCAGCTGATAGTTCATGAATTCTTTTACACGCTGTGATTGTTGTTCACGCATAGCATCAACCTTGCCCACAATCTGTGTTCGAACAGGTCCATCAGCTGGTAACAATTCTTTGTACGCTAGTGCTTGAAACTGTGTGACCGCTTCTGCAAGCACAGGATGCGTTGCACCACTTGCACCTTGAAATGGCTCTGATCTGTTTTCATATTTAAAACCCAGTAGGTCCAGTCCTTTGATGTATCCGTCTTCCCAGTCTGATCTTGAACTTTTATATTCATCATAACTTTCTTGTAACTCTGATGCTAAACTATTTAGTGCATCGTCTTCCATAAACTCTGCTAGGTTTGCTTCGTGCAGTTGTCCACCTTCCATTGGTTTTTGTGATGGATCAAAATCTATTTCTGCACCACCGTCATCTGTCATCTCGACATTGACCGCGCCACCTTCTTGAAAGTTTGATGTTTCTATTTCTAACTCTACTTCTGGTTCAAGTATGTTATCGCTCTTTGGAATGGAACTAATATCTTTTTCTACAGCCATTAATAGTACGTCCTCTGTTCTAGTGACACGGGTTCATCTTCGTAATCTTCTGGGTGATCAACAAAGCCACCTTGTCTAAATCTCATTACTGCTTGAGTCATGCTATCCACTAAGTCATCGTGTTCACCCAGTGGGAATGCAGCGCATTCCTCAATCACTTCTTCAGCAAACTTTGTGTCTGGCGCCCAGACTTGCCCCGCTTCAAAAAGTGGTGCAACAGAGTTTACTCTAGTATGTTTATCATTTCCACGGCTAGGTGTAAAGTTAATAACCGGTATGCCCAGCTTACGCATTTCATAGGTTAAGGGCAGTCCTGATGCTTTACCCTCTATGATCACAGACTCTGGTTTCCAATAGTCATACTGCTCTTTGGCAACGCGTCGTAGTTCTGGGAACTCCAGTCGTTCTTTTAGTGAATCAACCAGAATAAGCGCCGGTCCGCTGTCCTCGCTTGGATAAAACACACCCCAGGTTGTAATGGCAGAATAGTCTGATGTTTCTTTTTTCATGAATGCTGTATCGTAGGATTGTATAACATGATGCAATGGTGGGAGTTCATCTTTCTCCCAAACTTTCCACCACTCTCTTTTGATAATAGATCCTTCTTCTGCTGTCGGATTTTGTTGATATTGTGCATTCCATTTGGTAATAGCTACAGATGCCTTCACAGCTTCTAACTCTTCTAGTTTCCAATATCCGGGCCAAAGCGGTTTACCTGAAGGAAGTATGGCAGGAAACTCTATCACTTCCCACTGGTCTGCCTTTGGTTCTTTTTGTGCTCTCTGTAATTTACCTGTTAAGTCTGCTACAGACCATCTTGTCATAACCACAATAATTCGACCACCTGGCTGCAAACGTTGTCGTGGTCCTGATGTATACCATTCATAAACTCTATCGTATGACGCCATGTTCAGCGCATCTTGCTCCGAGTGTGGATCGTCAATGATCAGTAGATCCGCGCCACGACCTGTTATTGAACCGCCGACACCGGCTGCATAATATTCACCGCCCTGATCTGTCTCCCACTTACCTGCAGCTTTAGAATCCTCTCTGAGTCTAGTGTTAAATATTTTTTTGTAATCATCCATGTCCATCAATGATTTTGCTTTACGACCAAACCTGACTGCAAGTTCTGCATTATTTGTTGCCTGAATAATTTTTAAGTTGGGTTGTTTACCAATCATCCATGCAGGTAAAAAGTTGGATGCAAATTCTGACTTGGTATGTCTTGGTGCCATGTTGATGATTAATCTTTTGATATCACCGTTTGCTACTTTGTTAAATTTTTCTGCCATAATTTTATGGTGCTCACCCTCTATAAAATCAGGCCACATATATTTTACAAAAGTTAAGAAGTCATCACGGATCGCCTCGTCCTTTTTCTTTTCATCAAGAAGCAGCATCGTGCGCAGATATTCTTTTTTAGCGTCGGTGGGTAGATTAGATATTTGTTCTGGAGTTAGCATTTGAAAAAATTTTGCGCAAAATTTTTGCGGTTTTGTTTTGAAACATTGAAAATGAATTTAGCACAGATCTATTTACAGATCAAACACTACATACACATATAGGATCCCTATCGTACCTTTTTCTGGGTGGGCCCGCCCAAGTGCACAAGCTACCATATATAGTATGGGACCCCTCGCCATGCTACTAGATCTGGGGTGGGTGGGCCCGTAGGGCCACAAGATATTGTGTCAAGTAAAAAATTTTACACAACATATAGTGTGTTGCATTTTTGCAACCTACATATAGTAGCACTACATGGGGTGGGTGGGCCCGTAGGGACACAAGATATTGTGTCAAGAAAAAAAAATAAAAAAGTTAAAAGTTATCCACAAAAAAATATATTTTTTTTCTTGCCATTATGGGATAATAATATAATCTGTGTTTATAACAGAAAGGAAAAATAATAATATGTACTTAGTTATTAGAAAAAAACATTTATTCGATAGTGATTATTTTCACGTTGAACATAATACAGCTTCAGCGAGTGATGCCCATTCTTTACAGATGGCAAAAACGCAAGAAGCAAAAATTAAAAAAGCTAAAGAGGATTACTTTGTAATTGATGTTACAAAGTTTTTAGATAGCTGATGGCTAGCTTCACTAACTATGCAACTGTGAGCATGGCGGATAGCGATAAGCTATCCGTTATCCACGAACAACTGAACAAGCCCCTTAGATTTCGTATCAAGTATTGGAATAAAACTAATCAAGAATGGGATTTAAGGGTTGGTTATTTTGATGACAAGTCTCAAGTTAGATTGAATAAAACAGGTGATGCAATCGTAATCACTTACGTTGAAGTCTGGATAGATGATGGCGGACATACTCATGAAAATTATAGATCCGCGGTTGTAGATAAAAAGCATGATGTAATATTTCAACTGAGGGCTAAATCTGAGGGGTTGAAAAATGAAAGGTGATAGAATTCAACTTCTGTTGGTAGCACTTGCGGGAATGTACTTTCCCGCAAGAGCGGTTTTATTTTGGGGGTGGGGAATATGAACATAGCTATTCTATATGTATGGGCCATGACCATAGCCCTTGCAGTATTTACAATAGATGCACTGACAGGCGGTCTATTGTTATAAGTTATTGAGCGTGTTCTGACCTAAGTGCAACCTGTAGAGGACAGACCTCTTTAAAAAACGTTGTGGTGGTTGCCAGAACACACTTAATAACTTGCATAAGTTATTATAAATATTTCATAACAAATAACAGAAAGGATAAATTATGAAATCAATGACTAAATACCAGCTTGAACATTTTAAAAATAAAGTGAACAGGCAATTTCAACCATATATCGAAGAGCAAGAACTGATTGTAAAACAATTCAGAACTGAAGCTATCGATCATGCAGTTAAAGGACTGGCTAAAAAAATGGGTGCTGACAAGGTGCTCGATAGACTTAAAAAAGCTGAGAAACAATTAGCTGATGCGAGGGCAACGGCTCGGACTTTCTTTGAAAAGAAAAAACCTAAAGATGAAGAGCTTAGTTATAGACTAACAAAAACTTACAATGATGATCTTTCAGTTTCAGATTGTGAGGAACAATTAAGAGAGTGGGCTTCAAGCCTTGCTGACAGGCAAATCGAGAAAAGACCTGAAGGCAAGAAGCTCAAGCAATTAAAAGATACTAAGCAACAAGCCATAGATACAGTTATGGAGGCGGGTTGTCCTGAAGATTTAATCAAGCAACTAGCTCAGGTGTCTAAATGTATTGGCTTAACTTGGAATACTGAACTCAAGCAAATAACGACTGATGCCTAAAAGAACAAAAGCCCCGCGCCGAGAAGTGCGGGGCGTGGCTCATGAATATTGGATAGAGCGCAGGCGCGCAAGGTTACAAGCCCGCAGGCGTGGGGTGGGTGGGCCCTATAGGTCACAGGCGACAAGTCAAGAAAAAAAAGAAAATAAAATACTTGATCCTTGGGCGTGAATATGGGATAATGTGACAATATACAGAAAGGAAAAACAAAAAATGCAAAAATTACTCGGTATCAATACCAATTATAAAACTATCAAAAATCAAAAAGTCGGTGTGTTAACGGGGATCATTTACATGGCCCCGTATAACTTAAGCGGGAAAAATGTTTGCCCTAACGCCAGCGCTGGATGCGCGGCGGCGTGCCTGAATACAGCGGGCCGCGGCGCTATGAATACAGTACAGCGCGCCAGGCTTAAGAAGACTAATCGATTTTGGAACA